ATTGAACTATCAGTATCTAATGGATTTGGATAAATCCGTACTGGTTTCAAAACACAATCAGAATTATTTCCTTCTGCTTGTTGTGTAGAACTACCATCAAATCCCCATACTGGAGCTTCTTCATTTTTATCAAACTCCTTTACAACTTTTGTTTTACTTCTAATCTGCGTTGGAATACAACCATCCAGCCACAGGTATTCTAATTTATGCATAATTAATCTCCAGTATCGCTTGGGATGAAATCTATCTCACAAACATCATTGTTACAAAATTTGTCTATTTCTGCTTCTTCACCTTCAACACCTACAAAACTCAATCTGCCGAGTTTTTCTACTTCTTTGTTATAAGTTTTCTCATCAATAGCCTCATAGGGCATTTGTTTATATGCACCACCATTTTTTCTTGGTAATAATGATATACCCTTTAATCTATACTGAAAATAATTTAAAACGTGTGGTAGTTGGTCTTTCTCTGTTTCTGGATTGAAAGTCGCCGTACAACTAACTTGGTTATCTGCCCAATGTCGTTGTAGAAAAGCGGCTAAACTGAATTGTTCCCAAATCGAAAGTTCAGCCGCAGTTCTAATACCCTCCCCGACATCCACCGGCACATCTACCACCATTGTTGTATCCTCTGAACCAAAGGCTGGTTCTACTTTATAATTAGCTTTTTTTAATGGTCCAATTAATTCTGAATGTTTTGACAACCTCATTCGTCTTATATAAAATCTTGACTCTGGATAGTGCATTCCCGGTGTAGCACCAACTAACAAACTTACAGTACCACTTGGTTTAACACTTGTGGTCTTAATTGATTTTGGTATGGCAAACCAATCAGAATACATACAATCCCATTCTTGAATTGTATCATATCCTTTTTCTAACCATTTTCTTAATTCTTCCATTCCGTGTTTAGTAATAAACTGTGCAACACCACTAACTGAACAACCAATTCGTCTATTTCTTAACATAACACGATTCGTTTCCGGCCAATGTGTTTTACCAAGTGTTACTGTTTTAGCATAAAGATACGCATATTTGAGTGTTCTCTGATAATCCTCTAATGAATCATGATTAGCTGGAAATGTTTCTACTAAACAACATAACTCATATGATTCTAATGATTGTTCCAAACAGGGATTGCCACCAGCAACTCTATGGTCTTTATTATCTCTCCCATTTTTAAGTCTACTATAACCTCTCATATTTTCTAACCAAGCAAAACCAGGCTCACCATTATCCACGATACGTTTACATACATCAGTATAATCCATACCAAGTTCAGCAAAGATACTATTATTACTTGTCCATCCATGTTCTTCCCTTTCAGGGTTAACTTCATAATTTTTTAAATCCAAGTATTCATCATCGTCAGGCTCACCAAATACAATTTCTGCTGTTCGTCTTACGTTCCCTGCTACGACACATTTACCAATAAGGTTCATTATATCCACAATTGTAGTTATGGTAATTGGTTCGCCTACATTTCTATTTAATACTTTTCTTATTTCTTCATGTACTTCTTGTAGTGGTTCATGTCCACTTGACACCCCACCGAATCCAGCAATTGGTGCACCAGCTGATCTAATTTTTGAGTAATCAAATTGAATTTCTGCCGTTCCATGAAAATAAGCTTCTAATAATAATTTTAATGATTCTACCCAACCTTCTCGTGTATCTGGTATCACATATTCTTCTATACCTCTATTTGGATTAGGTAACTTAATCATAATCTCGTCAGCACCCTTTACATCAAAACCTACACCAACACCTAACATACTGGCATCCATTAAAAAAGTAAATGGTTTTGAATAATCTTCTTTTAGTGTTTTGGTAGATACGAAGGCACAATTGTTTAGGGCGGCATACAATTTTCGTTCTTCAGTTATGGAAGTTCCCATAGCCCAAAGACCTCGGCCGGGTGGCAAGAATTTCATATTGAAGATACGCTCATACATCTCTTGAGCTGACCTTTGTGCTTGCCACGGGTTCCACCCCAATTGATATGAATCAATATGATTCTTTTGCATAGAGTAAGTTCCCTCTACAACCCGCTGTACGGTTTCCCACCATCTTTCATTTTTTCCATTTTCTTTAATACGAGAATAAGTTCGCATATAAACTAACTCACCCAGACCATTAAAACCAAATGGTGGTTTTTTTCTTTTGTATTTATTAACAAAATTTTCCGACAACTTAAATTTTTCCATTATAACTCCCTAGTAACATATTTCCAACAATCATAAATATCATATATACAATCTATTTTTTACTCAAAACCACCCATATCTTTATATTTTTGAGATAAAGTTTTTCGTAGATATTCTTCAGAATCATTCATCTTTCCCTGCGCATCCTTTCCACCAACTGTTGAAGCTTCGTGTACTTGTATTAAACCTGTATTTGTATTGATATTGGCTGGAAACGTGATACCATCAATACCAAATCTATTTTTGATTACATGAAATCTGCCTGTGTTTGCAATCTTATCTTCTACCTTACGACTTACTGACATAACAAAATCGGCAGTCATTATTTTACTATAATCCTCAGCAATTTTAGTAGCATCAATAATCTCTTCTTCTAATGAACTTCTATTTGCCTGTGAAGCTGTCCATACTGGAATATTAAACTCGCCCGCCATACCACGAAGATTTTCATAAGTTTCACCTGTAGAGTGTCTCTTCTCTTTATAGAATGTAGTCGGTTTTAATATATCAGCATAATCTACAATAACCACATCAGGTTTGATTTCTTGAATCTCCATCTGTTTTAGATGAGCTGCTATAGTATTTACTGTAGCAGACCGAGTAGGGTAATATTTGATTATCAATTTACCAGTAAGTGTATCTATAACCTTCTGAACATCTTCTTGATAAAACTTAATATTAGAAGTTGTAATTCCACTAAATACCGTGTCATATCTCAAACCAACATAGCTAGCGTTTAACTCTAATGTATAATGAACTACAGTTTTGCCCAACTTAACCAAATGAGCTCCTATAGATTGTAAACACCAAGTCTTACCAATACCAGCGGGTGCAACCAACACACCTAATTCACCACCACCTAAGCCGCCATCCATAACACTAGTCACAGCATCCCACGGAGTTGGTAATGTATTTCTTACTGAATCTGTAAGTCTATCTGCTAATGAAATAATATAATCATGACCCAAGTCTCTTTCACTCCCAGCTTTCATAGCAGCATCAATTATGACTTTAATTTCATCATACTTCTTCTGTTCTAATAAATTAACAGATTGCATAATTGATTCTTTAATAACCTGATTCTTACAGAAACCTAATGTCTCTTGTTTCACAAACTCTAAATCAGTAGCCTCTATGTTTCTCCAAGCTTCTTTAAGATTTTCAATGATAGACACTTTAAGCACATCATCATCCATTTGAGTAATTTTTATTTTCAATACTTCCAATGTGGGAGCTTTTCTGAACTCCATAAAGTATTTAGCAATTTCTTTTGTCAACCACTTATTAGCATCCGAGTCAAAGTATTCCGGTTCTAATATATCATTGATAGTTTGTATAAACTTATTATCCGATAACAGTGATGAAATTATTTTTGATTGGAATGTCGGACCAAATTGATTAAAATTTTCATTCGCCATATAATTCTTTTCTTTGCCTTTCTTTTATTTCCATTTGTTTTTTTCTACGATAACGAGTTCTAGCTTTTGCTTGAAGAACTGCTCTATTCCTATGATAATATTCCATAGACCACCTACGCTGTGCAGCTTTCCTGTCTGCTTTTGAACTATACTTTTTCTTTCTTCCCATGTGTTTTCTCAGCCATCTGATTGAGTTTAGCAAAACATTGAACTAACCAACTTTCCATATTTGGTAATGTCGCAAATAACCTATCCTCAATAAATCTCTTTTGGAATTGCATTTTATTTAACCTATTAATTGGTTCTCGAATTTTATCTAAGATTTTTGTTTTAGCAGAAGTGCTGATGTCTACTTCATCCAACTGCATCAACATATAGTTTCGTTTCAATAACTCTTCGCTCTCTTCAAGCTTTTCATCTTCTTTAATAATGTCGTCTATATTAAGTATCTTATCTTCGAGCAAAAGTGGTAGTTTTTTTTGAATTGTTTTTAATCCCCAACCACGAATACCATTTATGTTATCTGATTTGTCTCCATCGATTGCTCTATATACAGCAAAGTTGTGAGATGGTATTCCATAATCTTCTAATACCTTTGGAGCATCATACAACTTCTTTTTTGTGGGGGACCAAACTGAAACTCTAGAATTAACCAGCTGAAGAAAGTCTTTGTCCGTAGACATCAAAACTATCTTAGATGTTTTCATAACCTGTTTGGTAACATAAGCCATCGTATCATCAGCTTCAATGTTCTCAATAGTAATTGTTGTGAGCGGAAGATAATCCAAATAATCAATCACTC